ATAGAAAGAGTAGCAAGTTATATAACATTTAATTTAGATAATGTTTACGCTAAAAATATAATAAAAATTTTCAACAATGATGTTAAAGGCAAAGACTACATAAATTTTTTAGACGTTTACTTTAAAAATAAAGTAGATAGTTATATTGCTGGCGTATATTTTTTACCTCAACGATCATATTATTTAAATGATTTAAATGTTGAAGTTTTAAATTTTGCTAACTATGAATCTGAATTAAGAAGAGCCTCTCAAGTTCTTGATCTTGACGATATAAAAATCGAGAGACAAAACCAATCAAGATACGAAGATTCTGAAGTTAATAAAATTGAATTTATTTCTTGGCTAACTCCGTACATGAAAGAATATTTTGCTGATGATTGTAAATTTATGTACGAGAAATTTGGTCACAAAATAGAGTAAAACTTAAATGTTTGGCTTTAACGCATTTTCATCGGCACCGTTTTCTGCGCTCAGTGCGGGAAGCGAGGCTGCTAAATAATTTTAATGAGATACACAATGGAACACCCACTACCTTCAAATGGACCAAACCCCTCTTTGAAATCTCAAGTTAAGGATAAATATCCTGATTTCAAATACGAAATTACTGATGATTTTGTAGGTATATTTGATGGAATTTTTCCTGAAGAATACTGCAAGGGTTGGATTAAATATTTTGATGAAGTCGATGCTTCAGGAATGTCGTATTCACGAGTTCAAGGCCATAATCGTCCTTCGCACGTTAATAAAGATCAGGCAATAGATTTTTCTAATTGCTCTGTTAATTTAATAGATGAGTTAAAAGTTGAATGTATTAATTTCAATACAGGGTTTTGGAGCGCGTGTTATCCGCTTTATGCAGAAAAGTATTCAGTTCTTCAAACCGCTGAAGTGCATAAAATTTATACGATAAAAATTCAAAAGACTACGCCCGGTGGCGGGTATCACATTTGGCACCACGAAGACAGTGCAAGACAAATGTCTGGCCGTGTTCTTACTTTTATTCTTTATTTAAACGACATCGAAGACGGTGGCGAAACTGAGTTTTTGTATTTAAGTAAACGCATTCAGCCAAAAACAGGAAGGTTGATTATTTGGCCCGCAGGGTTTACGCACACGCATCGTGGCAACCCCCCGTTGAAGGGAGACAAGTACATCATCACGGGATGGGTGGAGTTTTAATTATGATAATTAACATCAAATTGTCTATTGAAGAATTAAATTCTATACTAGAATTGTTAGGAAAACTTCCTAACTCATCCAACACGTATGGTCTATTAATGAAGATTAGGGAGCAGGGCGTAGAGCAGGTTCGCAACAACGCCATGTCAGAGGTGACACCCGAGTAAAATATGACCGCCGCAACTAATCCACTTACTTACAATGACTACGTCTCTCAGATTGCGACGTTAGCCGTTGTTAACACCACTACGTCATCAGGCGTAGTGGTGGGCGTGGATGCGGAATTCAACACGTTGATACCGCAGATGCTGAACTACGCAGAACTTCGGATTCAGCGCGATCTCGACTTGTTGCCATCGCAGACCGTCAATACGTATACGTTAGGGTTAGGCAGCAATCTAGTACAAATTCCAGTCGATGATTTTGTCACCATTCAAACAGTTGGATTGGTAAATGGAACGGCTACTATTCCTTTGTTATCAACATCAAAAGAATATTTGCAAAACGTTTATAACGATTCATCGTATAACGCCCAGCCAACGTACTTTGCGATATACGGTGGCGACTTGGCCAGCGGCGGTAATACTTTCAATAACATCATATTCGGCCCGTACTCCAACTCGACTTATGGGCTTGTTGTGACGGGCACTGTGCGATTGCCGAGCCTATATAAGTTTGCGACGCAACCTCTTGCTTCAACCGCAAACACTTTCATCAGCACGTATCTGCCGGACATGCTGATACAAGCGTCGATGATTTACATCAGCCAGTTCCAACGCAACTTTGGCCCGGCGGCCAACGATCCCAACATGGGACCGACGTACGAACTGCAGTATCAAAACCTATTGAAGTCCGCATTCGTTGAGGAGGCGAGAAAAAAGTTTCAGGCATCGGCTTGGTCGTCGATGTCCCCGTCTGTGGCTGCTACCCCAACGAGGTAGCCCATGCCACACGCCTCGGTCAAACTCAAACCGGGTATTGACGTAAACGAGACACCGGCCCTAAACGAGGCGGGTATTTCGTCGTCTAACCTTATTCGATTTATTTACGATCGCAACGGGATCGGACTTATCCAGAAACTGGGCGGGTGGACGAAGTTTTACAACAATACAATCGATGCGATTGTCCGCGCTCTCTGGGCATGGCAGGACACTAACAACAAGTCTCACCTTGCCGTTGGCACGCAGAACATCGGGAATCTTGGATACGCAGAACTGAGCGTTATTACCAACGGCGCTCAGATCGATATTTCTCCTCGCACTGGCACGACAGATATCGTGCCGGACTTTTCGACAACAGCCGGTAGTCCGGTTGTCACGATTACCGATACGGTCAATCAAGACATTACTGAGTTTGATTCGGTATACATTCAAACGCACGTTGCGGTCGGCGGCTTGATTCTGTTTGGCAACTATCAGGCTTATCCTGTTAATGCGACGACGTATGAGATTCTCGCGCGCGACATTCTTGGAAATTTGTTGCCTGCGCCATCGACATCGGTTTTGCCGGTTGTTGCGGAATTCGATACCACGTCAGGGCAGTCGCTGATTCTTGTTACGTTGCCAAACCACGGGTTTTCTGTCGGCGATACGTATCCAATTCTTGTCTCGACAACAATTGCCGGTGTGACTCTGTTCGGCAACTACATCGTGCAAGGCGTGCCGAGCCCAAACACGTTTGAGATTTTTGCCAATAATTTGCCGAATGCGACAACCAGCGCATTTATCAACGGCGGCGATGTCCGATTTGTTTACAGTTTTGGCGTTGGCCCGACTGTTCTCGGATTTGGGTTTGGTGGTAGTTCTTACGGAAGCGGCGGATACGGAACCGGCACTTCTGTCAGTTCAACAGGCTTGCCTGTCCCGGCAACTGACTGGACGCTGGATAACTGGGGTGAGACGCTTGTCGCGTGCCCAATTAATAACAGCCTGTACCAGCCAATTGTGCAGTGGAACCCTACGGCAGGCGCCGGCACGGCAAACGTCATCCCTGAAGCACCCACGCTGAACGACGGCATCTTTGTAGCGATGCCGCAGCGTCAAATCATCGCATGGGGTTCGACGTTCACCGGAATTCAAGATCCGCTCTTAATCCGATGGTGCGATGTTAACAACTACAACAGTTGGATCGGCACGGTCACCAATCAGGCTGGTTCGTACCGTATCCCGAAGGGATCGCGTATTGTCGGCTGCATACAAGGTCCACAGCAGGGCCTCGTATGGACTGACCTTGCAGTATGGGCGATGCAGTATGTCGGGCCACCTTTTGTTTATTCGTTCAACGAGATCGGCACCGGCTGCGGTTTGATCGCTCGCAAAGCCGCGGCATCGATCGCCGGCAACGTATATTGGATGGGCCCATCGCAGTTTTATCAACTGGCTGGTGAAGGCGTGATGCCTGTCTCTTGCCCTGTCTGGGACGTCATCTTCCAAGATCTTGACCAGACCAAACTCGACAAGATTCGAGTCGCCGTGAATTCTCGTTTCGGCGAGATTACGTGGTTCTATCCGACCATGAGCAACGGCGGCGAGATCAACGCCTACGTTAAGTACAACGTGTTCTTGCAGCAGTGGGATTATGGCTCGCTGGCTCGATCGGCATGGATTGATCAGTCAGTTTTGGGCCCGCCGATCGGAGCAGACCCTAACACGCTGTACATTTACCAGCACGAAACTTCGACTGATGCGGATGGTGCGCCGCTCAACGCTAGTTTCCAAACCGGTTACTTTGCGATGTCGGAAGCCGACGTCAAGATGTTTGTCGATCAAGTATGGCCGGACATGAAGTGGGGGTATTTCGAGGGCGCTCAGAATGCCGTTGTCAACCTTACGTTTTTGACAACCGATTACGCAGGGCAGTCGCCACAGCAGTATGGGCCGTACCCGCTGACTCAGAACACTACGTTTATTTCTCCTCGATTCCGCGGAAGACTTGTATCCATCAAGTTGGATAGCAACGACGTCGGTAGTTTCTGGCGCATCGGTAATATTCGATATCGCGTAAAAGAAGACGGTAAATTCTGATGACAGCCTCACTTGCTGACATTCTGACGACGCAAAAGAACGGGGTTATTGCAATCAATAACCTTGCGTCGTACACCAGTACGCTTGCCGATTACACGGGCGTTCTTGCCGGAACTGATCAATTTGCGCCACCGACCGGCTCGACAACCGGATACGTAACAATTTACACGGCGCCAACGGGCGTCATCGGGCGCATTTCCGAGATTGACATTTGTAATAGCAATGCAGCGGCTGCAACTTTTTATGTTCACCTTATCCCGCTGGGTGGCACGGCAGGAACATCCAACGCACTGTTCTTTAACGCGTCAATTCCCGGGTATGGCACGGTGCAGTGGACGGGTGGGCTGGCCTTGAAAGCAGGGGATTTTGTGCAAGTCAAGGCGTCGACGACGGGCATTACGTTCAATCTTTGTGGCGGTGTCGTATGACGATTAACGTCTATCCGCCGCTCGGGTCGAGCATCAACAACGCGCTGACTGTTCAGTATGGCGGCGCGCAGTTAGATGCGTTTGGCAGGCTAAGAGCAAGTGAGCCTTATACTATTTTCGATAGTAAAAACCGATTTGTTAAAGACGCTCAATTTTCTGAATCTACCGCGGGTGGCGCGACAATTACCTATACCGCTTCTCAAGCGGCCGTAAATTTGAATGTGACGACGGCTTCGGGAGATTCGGCTGTTCGCCAGAGTTTCCGAGTGATGCCTTATCAGCCCGGCAAAGGGTTGTTGATCTTAGCCACTTTTGTCATGGCAACGGCAACAACAAACTTGCGTCAACGCGTAGGTTATTTCAACGCGGACAATGGCATTTTTTTTCAACTAAACAACACGACAAAGTCGTTTGTAATTCGATCGTCGGTTAGCGGATCTCCAAGTGATTCAAATTCTGCTGCGCAGTCAAGTTGGAATGGCGACAAGTTAGATGGCACAGGACCAAGCGGATTGACGCTTGACTTAACCAAGTCTCAAATATTCTGGACGGATATTGAATGGCTTGGCGTAGGTAACGTCAGGTGCGGATTTATCATTAATGGTCAATACATCATTTGCCACACGTTCCAGAACGCAAACATAAACAACACGGTTTACATGACAACCGCTGTTTTGCCGGTCAGATATGAAATTACGACAACAGGCGTGATTGGTGGCGCTGCGACGCTCAAGCAAATTTGTTCTAGTGTTGTTTCTGAAGGTGGATACGAGCAGATTTCTCAACCTCAAGTAGCG